GGCGAGATGTCGCAGGATGGTGCGGGAGACTCTGGGACGCTGTGAACGCGCTCAATCCTGATGAGGGTATGCGCGGAGACGTAACGCCTATCTACCATGTGCCACAGCCTAGGCTTGATTTGTCAGCCGAAACGGCAAGCATTAGGGCTTTAGGCGACGGCGCGTGGGCATGGGATAGAGCTAAATCAACCGAAGATGCGTCCCCTATCGTTGCTTTAACAATGGCTTTTGGTGCGGCAACACAAGTTGATGATATGCCCGCTGAAAGTGCTTACGTTGACCACGATTTAATGTTCGTTTAAAGAATAGGCGGTGAATAATGTCACTATTAACGCGCTTGTTCAAGCGCCGATATAGCGTCATGCGGTATGGCGCTATCACTACAACGGTTCTAGGTAAATCGCCGTCTGATTTGTACAACGAACAACCGGAGCTTCGCGCGGTTGTTTCGTTCATCCAGGATGCGGTAGCTTCTACCCCGCTCAAGGTTTACACGCGAGAAGCCGACAACGACCGTAGGCGTGACAGGGTTTCAGAAGCGGCAAGGCTCATTGATTCACCGTGCGACGATATGACCACGTTTCAATTGATAGAGCGGATTGTCGGCGATATATGCCTGTATGGGGCGGCATTGGTTATGGTCGCGCCGAATGATGATAGGGATTCAGGTTGGGAAGCAACACCTATACCCTACTCATGGGTACAGAGTGTCTATACAAACGACGGGTTTCGCCCGTCAAAATACGTTGTTAACAACCCGGGTGTTTCTACGTCAAATGTAGAAATTGACGCAAAACTAGTTGTGAGATTTGCGCGCTACAACCCGGATAACACATTTGAAGCGGTCTCTCCTGTTGAGTCACTTAAAGCCGTTCTCGCTGAAAGAATGAACGCGCTCCAATACAGAAATGCGGTGTGGAAAAATGGCGGGTGGGTATCTCGTTGGATATCCCGTCCAACCGGTACCCCGTGGGTGCCAGAACAGCGGGAGCGTTTCGCAGCGTCATGGAAGGCGAAATTTTCAGGCGACGGAACGGATACGGGCGGAACCCCTATCCTAGAAGACGGCATGCAGTTGCATGATACGACCTTAAACGCGAAAGAAGCACAGTTCGCTGAGTCTGCGGCACTAACACGTGAGGAAGTATGCGCGGCATACCACATAAACCCGTCGCTTATTTACCATACTCAAACACAGACGTATGCGTCTGCGAAAGATAACGCCCGCGCGCTTTATTCCGAAGCACTAGCGCCACTTATGGGGCTTATCTGTGAGCGCATTAACAAAGTTCTTCTGCCGATGATAGGCGCGGACGCTAAAACATATGTGTCTTTCGATATGAGCTCTAAATTGAATGCTTCATTTGAGGAGCAGGCCCAAGTACTCACTTCATCGGTTGGCGCGCCGTGGATGACTGCTGATGAAGCACGGGCGCGGTTAGATATGCCAGCAATGGGCGGAAGCGCATCCGAACTGGTTCAACCGTTAAATATCGCATATGGCGACAATGGAGTGTCTAACGCCTTATCAAGTCAACCAGAAACTAAAGACGCGAAAACAGAATACAAGACCCGCCAAAAACCAGAACCAGACGGTACCGCTGAGTTAAGTAGCATTCTAACTAAGTTTTTTGCACGACAAGAAAAGCGCGTGTTGTCTGATATAGGGAAAAAATCTAGGGATGAAGACTGGTGGGATTCTGAGCGTTGGGATAAGGAGTTAGCCGATGATTTAGAACCTACTTTTTTAAAACTTGCCACGCGCGGCGGAAAGAAAGCCCTTAAGAATATAGATTTAGAGCCTGATAGATACGACGAAAAGCGAACTAAAAACTACGTCCGCAAAATGTCAGAAGGCAAAGCACGCGCCGTTAACTCTGTGACTAAACGTCAGTTAGAAAAAGCACTTGAAGAAGACGAAGCACCTAAAGATGTTTTTGAGAGGGCGAAAGATACCCGCTCGTCAAGTTCTGCGGTTAGCTTTGCTACTGCATGCGCGGTATGGGGCGGCATGGAAGCCATACGGCAATGTGTCCCTAATCAGTACGGTAGATATAAAACGTGGATACACACGAACAACTCTCCTAACTCACGGATCAATCATATGGCAATGGACGGTGAGACGGTTGAGTTTGACCAGCCGTTCAGTAATGGCGCGATGTTTCCGCATGATGAAACACTAGACGCAGAAGAGACGTGTAATTGTGCATGTCAGATAGAGATAACGGTTATATCACCTGAATAGAAAGGCTAGAGATGCTAATTAAAAACTTTCCCGTTTCGGTAAAAGGCGCGGTCGAAAATGAAAAAATATTTGAAGGGTATGCGGCAACTTTTGACAGGGTGCCGGACTCCTACGGTGATATAATCGCTAAAGGTGCATTCACCAGGACACTTGAAGCTCACAAAGACAGGCGTATCCCGCTGTTATTTGGGCATGTTATGGATGACCCCGATTACAACATCGGCTATGTAGATGCAGAAGAAGATGAGCATGGGCTTCGCGTACTAGGTCATATTTTCATGGACACGCCTAAAGGTAAGACGGTCTACAACCTGTTAAAGCGCGGTCAGGTATATCAAATGTCATTCGCTTTTGATGTTCGTGATGAAAAATCAATCACTCTTGAGGACGGCACGCATGCAAACGAATTACGCGAGCTTGATTTATTCGAATGCAGCGTTGTAACAGTTCCGGCGAACCAAAACGCCACCATCGACGAAGTTAAATCAAGAAAGGAAGAACCAATGGACGAAGAGAAACTGAACGAATTGTTGGACGAGCTAAAAAAGGTTTCTGGACGGCTTACAGACCTTATCGACAAAGTATCTGAAGCTGTTGGAGCAGAAGAGCAGACGGTAGATGATAGCGAGGGCGAAGAGCCTGAGGGCGAACCGGACACCGTGTCTCTTGACGAAAAGAAAAAGGCAATTTTGAAAATTTTAGGAGACTAAAAATGGACTTTGAGAAAATCATCGAAAAAATCATGAAAGCAAAAAGCGCCGAAGAGATGAACCAGGCGGTAAAAGAAGCCTTGCTTGAGACGAAGCGCGATGAGGTTATGCAGGAACTTGCGCCAAAAAAGGAAGTATCCACGGGTGCAAAGTCTTTGGGCGATTACGCCGTAAAGAACTTATCCGGTATCGAAAACCTTAAGAGCATGCACGGTTCCGTTGGCACGCCATTTGGCTTTAAGGCAAATACCGATATTGAAACGGTAGGCAAAATCACTGAAGCTTCTCAAGCAGTAACCGATGTAGCACAGCGCGCCCTTATGGTACGTGACCTTTTCGGAGCTGAGACTATTTCCGGCAATGCTTTACAGTATTACGTTCTCAATGCTACCGAGGGAACCCCAGCGGTAACGGCTGAGGGCGCGAAAAAACCACAGATTCATATTCCGAATGAGTCAGTGACTGCACCACTTGAGAAAATCGCCGCATTCTTCAAAGAGTCGGACGAACTTACGAACGATGCACAGTTCTTGGTGTCCTCACTGAACAACCGTGGCATTTATGAGCACAACTTAGCAATTGAGAAGTATCTGGTTACAAAGCTTTTGGCAACCTCTGGTATTCAGTCAGTAGCATTTGCAACAAGCATTCAGGACACTATCTTTGACGCAATGACGAAGATTCAAATTGCGACCGGATACACAGCAGATGCAGTAGTTATCAATCCGACCGACTACCAGGCTTTGCGACTTGCTAAAGACTCTAACGGTCAATATTTCGGCGGCGGTTTCTTCTTTGGCGCTTATGCGAATGGTGGCGTTCAGCAGCAGCCCGGTATCTGGGGACTTCCAACTGTCGTAACTCCTAACGTTGCCCAGGGAACCGCGATTGTTGGCGCATTCAAGCCAGCAGGCTCTGTTGTATCCAAGGCGGGCGAAGGTCTGCGCGTTGAAGTTTCAAATTCTAATGAGGACGACTTCATCAACAACCTTGTTACGGTGCGAATTGAAGAGCGTATCGCCTTAGCATGTCGTGTACCCGCAGCATTCGCAAAGGTTGAATTGGCTTAGGAGTCACAATGAAGGAGTACCGTTATAATGGTCTTGTTTTTCTGTTCGATGAGAAAAAAGTACCCAAGGGTGCCGTTCTTTTAGAGAAACAAGTAAAACCGCAAAACAAAGCAAAACAAACTAAAAATAAATAGAGATGTGAGGGGTGGTTATGATCAAAACTCGTTGGGGGTATGCCGTTAATGAACTGCCCCTCATTCTTTCGTTGGAAGAGTTCAACAAAATTGGCGGAGCGGAACTTTCATCATCGGACGACGCGAAACTAGCAACACTTAATGCGGTATCTACTGCTATTCGTGATTATTGCGGATGGCATGTAGCGCCTAATGTAACTTGTCAATTGGAAATCTCACCAAATGAGACTTACGTACTGCCAATTATGGCGGTAAGTGATGCGGATTTTGGAGAGATTACAACGCGAAACGTGACCGTAGCTAGTTCTGGTGTGGTATCACGAAAACGTGTATATGTTCAGACGATTACGTGTAAAGCCGGCATTGAAGATGCTTCTGTACTTAAACAGGTAGCCTATCAATTGGCGACAAACCATTTGGTAGCTACTGCGGGCCTGCGGGAAGAACACATAGGAAGTGCCGGAGCTACCTACAACCAAACGGACACAGGCGTATCGGGCGGCGTGAGGTTACTAGAAAGTGACCGCGCTCTACTCGAACCATACCGCATTGTAGAGGTGGTTTAGATGCTTCCTTCTTGGTGCAGGACTTCTGTAACGGTCGTAAGACCGTCTGTGAAGGATTCTCGCGGCACAAAAGTGCTTGACTGGGCAAATACGACGGAACATGTCATATATGGGTGTCAGATTGACTCTCCTGCAGCAGAGGGCGATTGGTCGAATTCTGCTGAGCCTATAAAAACAAGTGGGACGCTATACCTACCGCCTAATTCCGACGTTCAGAGAAACGACAAAGTTGTAGTCAACAACGAAACCTACCGGGTTGATGGAGACAAAATTAGCCTTACTTCCCCGTTCGGGAAAGTATCATATGACACCTGCCAAATAGTGAGGTGGGACTAATGCGCAAAGCTAAAATAGTACTCAATCATCCCGGAATAACGAAGCTCTTATCGTCTGAGCAAATGGCGCAAGGGCTAAAGCCATACGCTGAGCATATTCTAGTGAATGCCGGTGAGGGCTTTGAGCTTTCTAGAGGTTATTCAAAAATAGGCGGCGGGCGCGTTGCCTGGAGAGTCCGCCCGGATTCTTACGCTGCGAAGCTTGCAGAAGCCGAAGATAAAACGTTATCAAGGGCGGTGCATTCATGATTTTAAAGCCAATAGATGCAGAGTGGGCACTCGCCCAAGACCTACAGACCTTAACAGGCATTAGAGCTACGGCTACCAGTGAGCAGACACAAGGACACGAACGCCACATACAGGTTACACAGGTTGGCATATCAACTATCTCGCCTGTAGCATGGCACCATTTTTTCGCCATAGATGTATGGGCGGGCGATGCTCCTGATTACGCTGATGTCTGGGACGCTGCCTTAACCGTGACAAAAGCCCTAGGCTCGCTTGATGTTGAGAACTTAGAAAACGATTGGCATTCCCCCGATGTAACAAATTTATACGCAAACCCTAGCGCGTCATTCCCTGACGTTCCTAGGGTCACAATCAAAGCCGACCTAATCATTAGAGGTGAGTAAATAATGGGAGTTGATATTTCCAAGACTTATATGCCGGAACCGGTGCAGAACGCCACTACCGGCGCTATTCAGGTTGCACCATACGGCACCGCATGTCCTGATAGTGCGCGCAGCGTACTTACTACCCCGTGGGCTGATGGAGTGGGTTATGTAGGCGCTGACGGTATCACGATTTCCGGTTTAATCGCTGCGGGCGATGTTATTCGAGAATGGGGCTTAACGCCTATTCGCGTTGCCAAGGGCGAAGCTGAGCCGTCAATCACTATCCCGGTTATGCAGCTTGATGAGGCATTCTTTAAGTTAATGACCAGTGATGATGATGTACAGGTGACCGAAGCCACATCCGACACGGGCGAAGTGATCAAAGTTGGCTTTAACGGTAACGTTGGACAGACTAAAGCATGGTCGTTTTCTATGAAAGATTGCAACCGTCGTGTTCGTATCTTTGCGCCAAATGCAAGTATTACAGAGACCGACGATATAACCGCCGTTCCTTCCGATATCATGAGAATTTCAGCGAAGCTGTCATTGAACGCTGATACGGACGGCAAGTTCCTGTACTTCATCTTTGACAACGGAGTTGTAAAGACTATTTAAATAAGGAGGGGTCATGTACGAGATTAAGCCTTCAACTGAAAAATTTGAGTTCAAACTAGGTAAGAAAGTTTATAGCTTGCCCAGATTTAACCAGTTAAAAGCTAAAGATGCGTTGAAGCTTTCAAGAATTAAGGACGATGAAGAAGCTGCTGAGGTTGTGGCGAACATCATTGAAAGAGAAGTCCCCGGTCTTCTGGATAAGTTAACTGCTGACCAGTTAAACGACCTAGTGACCGCATGGTGTGAGGATTCCGGGGTTAAGTTGGGGGAATAGTTGCCCTACTTGAACTAAATAAAATAACAAGTGGGGCTCTTGATTATGACTGCATGACTCGTCTAGGAATGAGATTAGAGACTGTCCCGGCTATTTATGGCTGGGATGGTCTCTTAATTTTCGTTAGGCACCTACCCAATGACTCTGCCACTATTTCGCGCATTTCTGATAAAGACGACGAATGGACTTCATCCTGGACGAATACTTTCGCAACAAATCAATTGCTGGCTGAGATTTTCGACGCGATAAAAGATGTTGATTGGGTTGTTAGACAAGCACACTCAACCAGTAAGGTAAAAAGACCAGAACCGCTCGATAAACCCTGGTCTCCAAAGAAACGGAAAAGACACTTTGGCTCAGAGCCAATTGCAAGAGATAAATTTATAGATTGGTACTACGGGGGCGACAATGGCAACGACGATTGCTGATGCATATGTTCAGATTATGCCGTCAATGAGGGGTATTGAGGGCAACCTCTCCTCTGCAATCGGCGCTTCTGCTGCTGCTGCTGGTAGCAAAGCAGGAAAGTTAGCCGGGTCTAATCTTGGCATGAACATGCTCGCTGCCGTTAAAGGTTATAGAAAACAAATCATCGGCGTTGTTAGTGCTATCGGCGTTGGTAAGTTCGCGAAAGACTCCATTAATGCCTTTAGTGACCTTGCCTTGCAAACTAAACAGCTACAAAGGATTGCTGGCGGTACGGCGCTAGAAGTCTCATCAATGGCGGGCGCTATGCGTCTCTCCGGCATGGACACCTCCAAAGCTAACCGCTCACTGACTATTTTTGCAAAAAATCTCGATAAAGCTGGTAAGGGTTCAAAAACTCAAGCAGAAGCTTTTAAAAACCTAGGAGTTTCT